TACGCAAATATGTATGCTGGTGCTGTTTGCTCTGGCAAAGTAACACCCGGTGGTAAGAAGAAAAAAAAGAAAAAAAGATAATGTCAAAAGGTTTACGATCTTGGGTACAAGCTAACTGGGTTGATATTGCTAACCCTAAAAAGGGTGGTGGCTTTCCGAAGTGTGGTCGTAGTGGCGGGGAAAAAAGAAAGAACTACCCTAAGTGTGTACCCGCATCTAAAGCAAGATCAATGTCTGCAAGTCAAAGAGCTGCTGCAGTATCAAGAAAAAAGAAAGCTGAAAGAAAAACTAGACAAGGTAAGAAACCTAACTACGCAAGAACTTAATTAATTAAATCTAAGTATTCATTCCAGATAGTTTGTTCTGGACCCCAAAATCTTTCTTTGTTAGCTTTCATTTGTATTGAGTGTAATACTGTAGTGTGGTCTTGTCCAAAGTGTCTACCAATATTAGTTAAGTTCATATTATATTTGTCATTTAAAATGTTGTGTATAATATTTCTTGCACGAACTACATCTTGATTTCTACATTTACCTAGTAAAGTTTTTTTGTGTACTTCGTATTTAACACACACTCTATTGATTACAGAATCTACAATCTCTGGACTTATATTTCTAAATTGATAACTAATAATTTTTCTTGGTTTGTATTCTTTATTTTTTTTAATATGTTTTTTAGCTAGTTTATAACCATTCTTAAAAGCATTTTTATAAATTAATTTTTCTTTCTTTGATAAGTTTGAATATTGACCAGCCATCATAGCTAATCTTAGTTCTTTAAAGATTTCTCTTTGTTTTAAAGTCATAGATCCCCTACGTTTTCCTTCAGTTTTTTTTAATAATTAAATTAATAAGTTTATCTTCTCATTAATTCTTCTTTTGTCTGCTCTATCTTCCATATTAATCTGTAAGAATCTTTCTGATACTTACCGACTTTTTGTTTTGCTTCCAGATACTTCTCATGCTTCTTTGCTTGAAGATCCTTTAGCTTCTGCAGACGCAATCTGATCTGTTCCATCATGCTCCTTTTGTACTGTTGTAAAATCAATCTTTAAATTATTGATCTTACATTCTACAAGCTCTCCATTATTAGAGTTGTTTGCAGCCTTCTTTACATCATCAAATAGTTCAATCATTTGAAATGAACATTCTCCATTGATAATTCTTCGGTATTTTTTCATACTTTATCCTTTTTGGCAACCTCTTTTTTGTGTATCTCTCTGGTCATTTTATTGTACACACTAAGGTCCAAATAGTTATCTGCTTTAAAATTTTTTGTTGATCTATATAATTTTAATGCCATCATTAATTGACCTACTTGGTATGGTTTTATTCTTTTTTTTAAACTACCAAATAATATAATTGTAAACATTTCTGCTAACAAAACAAAGTTTTCTTGATAATCACCATAATCTTTTTGACGATCATCAATAATTTTTTTTTCTATTTCTTGATCTATGTCTGTTATTTTCTTATCCATATTGAGAGAGGTGCCTTGGGGAAGAAAACTACCGAAAGGGAACTAGAAAGAAAAACTCCCCCAAGACTAGATATAAGTTAATTAAAACTTATATGATTGTTTGTTACCATAATTAGGTTTGCTTTGAAACCCTTTATTTGAGGTTGCAGGTTTGTCAGTATTGGAAGTAGGTGGTGAAATCTTGACAGTTATACCAACAACATTTCCTTCTCCATCCTGTTCATCCCAAGCGCACTGGTTCCACCAACTACCATCTGCCATCTTCACACCTTTGGTCCACTTCTTTCCTTCTGGTGCATTTTCGTTTGGTGGTGCTACCCAATCCGGTTGCTTCGCTTCATTCTTGTTATGGTTTCTTACAAGATTACACCATACTACATCTTCACTCATTGTTTTCTCCTTTGTTATCGTCAGCTTTTACTGACCATTGTTTAGTTGTGTCTCACGAGTTTCAGCAACATCTGTTACTTGTCTATATGCTCGTAAGTTGTTTCTTAATAGATACTCAACATTTGCTCTATGCTTCTCTTTAGCAATATTAAAATCTTTTAAAGATTTAGCATTTTTAAGTTCATGTTTTATATCTTCTACATCTATAGTTTCATCCATGTATGTAGGTTCTTCAACAGATTGCTCTGTAGAATCTTCAAATGGTTTAGGATCATAACCATCTTCATCTTTGATACCTGTTTTAAGATTTAATAAATTTAAGAACGCATACTTTCTTGAGTATGACATGGCATTGCCTGTTCCAAATTTATCAAGATTGCCAAATGCTGAACACCCATCAACAAGTATGTGTTGCGTTGGATCATCAACATCATAAACTCTCATGGTACATACGACCATTACTTGTTTTATATTTGGCACAATTTCTGTTAGATAATTACAAGTCGCATACAAACCATTGTCCAGTAATGCTTGTGTTGCAGTTGCTTGTACATCATCATGCAGCAATGGGTTAAAGTGCATTCCATTTACCTTTGCTCCTTTCTTGACACCTTTTGCACTTAAACAAGCATCATGTAATTTTTGATATATATTTTTTTTAGTCATTTTTCCTTTCACAGTTTTCTTTGTTTATATCTTTTTTCCAATTAGAATTTTTTTGTACTTTCCAAACATAAGAAGTAACTATTGTATTATTATTTACAGTACACTTCTTACCAAATACTAATTTGGTTTTTGGTTCTTCATGTGCAAATGCACTTGTTGTTACTATTAAAGACAACAACATTACTATTATTTTAGTCATGTTTTATTCCCCATAGGTTAGTTATTAATTGTAATTGTTCCGGAGCTAAATCTTTATAATAAAAAAAATGGTTCATGTCTGGTGGCTCACACATCAATGCAAGTTCAGACAAATTACCTTTGCAAAACATAATCATACGTTCCCAAAGTATAATCTTTTCAACCATCTTAAAGTATAAATGCTCTAGATGTTCTTTCTTCATTAACTCATGCGATTGATCAAAGATAATATGATCTTTGTCATTTACATAAATTAAATATGGTACCTTCTTGGTAGTCATATAATAAAATGAAGTCTGTGTTAGGTTATCCATTGCTGGTTCAGTGGGTAGCTCTTGTGTACTCAAGTACCACTCATCTTTGTTCTTAACCTTTCTAATGTTCGGTGGTTTTGTTTTTAATTCTATAAATAATTTTTCTGTCAGATAATCTACTCTACCAGTTATCGGTTTGATCATGGTAAATTCTTTGTGATCAACATATTTTTCGCAAAGTAATTTATCAGTTCCTACTAAATCTTTCACTACTTTTTTTGTAATACCTATGCAATCATGTGCATAACTTATCATTTCCTTTCTTGCATACTCATCCTTTTTATCTACCGGATCTTTTTTATTTATTTCTTCTAGCTCTTTATTAAAACAAGTATTATAATCCCGGTCCCATTCTGCAGCGACAGAAGTTTTTGTTTTAAATAAAACATCTGCAATCAATCTTTGTACTGTATTATTTACAAGGTTGCCAAAGTTAGGCTTGTATCTCCATGACCAAGACCTTCTAATTTTTTCTGGGAAAGTATATTGAATTATATTTTTTGCAAAAGGTGTAGAGGTAGAAGAATAAGACCAATGATCTAAACCTTTACCACCATTAAATATTGCAAATGCTTCTTCTATTAATTGTTCTTTTGTTTTTTCTCTGAGTTTCATAAGTTCCTTTAGTTTTCCACTATCTATACATATATTTTTTTTATTGTAAAGAAAATAATATGATATATATAGATACATATTAGATAAAGAAAGGACTTATGACACTTGAAGAATATCGTAAAAAAAAAGGGTTATCCTACTATAATTTTGGACTTGAGCTTGGTATTGTAGGTGTACAAAATCCCGGCACTTCAGTTCAGAGGTGGTGTTTAACTGCTAAAGTTAAAAGATTTCCGGACCCAGATATGGTAAAGAAAATCTTAGAAGTAACCAACAATGAAGTAACAATAGAGGATCTGTACAGTGCTTGGTACGAAAAAGTTTAAATACAAAAGAGTAAAAATTATTTGGCAAGATATTGTCAGCAACTCAGAGTGGACTACACTTGAGAAAGCTAAAGAACAGATGTATAGTTGGTGTGAGGACACTGGCTATCTATTATGTAAAGATAAAAAAAAAGTTATTATCTTTGCTTCGCACAGCTTTGATGATGATGGTTCTCTTACAGTTGGTAACACCACAGTATATCCAAGATCGGTTGTAAAAAAAATTGAGGTTTTAAAATGACATACGAGGGTATGTTTGATGAACTTGATTGTAAGTTTGAATTAAAACGAGCCAAGAAG